ATTAGTTAGTCCCCCTTATTCAGGCATGTCAACAGGAGCTAAAACAACGACGTCATCGTCGGCGTTAACTACTGGTGATACACCGTATGATTGGCCACAGTTGCTAGCAAATTCTTTCAATTTTTCAATTGGAAGTAATTTAGCAGTTTCTGCATCAAGGCCTGGATATGTAGCACTATTACCAACAAGCTCTGCCATTGTAGAAATTTCATCGTCTTGTTTAGCACCAATTTTTGCTTTTAATTCTGCTAGTTCGTCAGTAACGGGTTTAAGCGCATTAGCAACAACATCGGCTAGTTTGCCTTCGCTGTCTGCGCCTTCGTCGTCGCTGGTGTCACTATTAGAATGAAGCCCATTGTACGCTTCTAAAATCTGATCTTCTGTTGCATTATCTGCAATTTCGATACCAGCTTCTTTTAGCGCGTTTAAAATGAGATCTTTCATTTCGTCACCCTCTGAGTTGGTTTTTGGAATAGATTGGACATTGCTGTCCACGAGTAGTGGAGTTCCCACCGTTGCTACTGAGCCCGTATTTATAGAATAGGGAACGGTAAACAATTCTTTATTAAAAAAGTAAGTAACGGATTTTTCCGACACTTCTTTAATATAATCTGCTTTTAAAGGCGACTTATTTAGGGCTTTAAAAAGTAATTCTTCGATTTCTTTATCGGAATAGCTTTTAGATTCCTCTGGCGAGTTTATTTCTTCATCATTTAATTCTAAGTGATGAATGTCAATCTCAGAGCCATCGGAATTTACTGCCATGCCTACGCCTTGTTCAGGAGTAGCTGCGCCAATGCTGTCTAATAATATAGCATCATGATCGAAAACCATTTCACTAGCTATCATTTTATATTCTTGACCTTTTCCATTTCTTTCTGCAAATTCTAATTCTTCGACGGTTAAAAAAACGCCAGTAGAAGTATGGATAGGCCGTGGGGTTTCTGAATTTTCTAGTTCTGAAATACGATCAAGAAGTCTTTTGCCTCTGTCCGTTTTCACAGCTTCAGAAACATTAATTACTTTATCCAAATGGATCCTATTCCCGACCTTTTTAACGTTTTCATTATAGGCACCGGCATAATAATTATGGATTGAATCAGGGTCGTTGGCAGAAATAGCCTTTCCTTCGTTATTAGTAGGATGTTCTATAGGGGCTAAAGTTCTTTCTAATGTTTTGTAGCTTTTATTTATTTCTGTTGAAGGATATAAAATTCCGTTCATAACAACGTCATCTGGCAAAGTGTAGCTACTAACAATAATGTGTTCTATCCCTTCACGCATTTCTCTATAGATAGACGACTTGTTAATAGCAGTTGAGCATTGGACCATTATTTTATTTAACATATAATCTCAACTATCCTAAACGATTTTAAACTGTAGGGCCATTTCACCGTATTTTTGCCTTTTTGAGAACCCCCCTTGATCATTTTATTTTTTCTTGCTGGGGTGTTTTAATAGGATTACCCTTAGAATCTATTAAAACTGTTTCAACAGAACATTTGCAATTAATTCTGTTTGCTCCTTGGTCCCACCACTCATTTTGGTCTGAAACACTATAAGCATTCCCGTGTCGATCTGCATGTGTAGTTCTAGTAGTAGGGGTTAATGCTGAATAATGAATTACACCAGCTTCTAATCCTGTTTCCCGGGATATAGTTTTAGCCGCGTTACTTTTAGCGTCATTATAAGCCTTATTAACTTCTGTATAAACTATTCTTTTGGCATTAGACTTAGAAACATCGTATCTTTCTACAATCTGGCTAATAATTTGCTTTCTAGACAAATTAGAATTTAACCCGTCGTTTATAACATTAAAAATTTGGCTAGATGTTTTTTGGGATAACCCTTTAACTACATTAAAGCTACTAATATATAGGCCTTGAAGCTTTTCACGGTATGCTCGGGATAAAACCATCGATTCAGGTGCAACTTTTTCTGCAGGCATATCGAATTTACCCGTTATACCTAAAATTGCAGCAAAAGCTATTAGCTGATTAAAATGATTGGTTTCTTCCAAAGTGCCTTGACGGTAGGGCTGTTCTATTTCGCCTTTATACCACCAATTGGGAGTAACTTGGTCATTATTAGTTTCTAGCAATTCGGAATTAAGGGTTAATTCTATTTGTTTACGGATTTGGTCTAATTCAGTAGGGCTAATCCTATAATCGTAAACTACACCTTCCTGATTAATTACCGTTTTTTCAACTTTTATAGAATAGGGTATAGACTTAAATAGTTCTAAAACCGTTCTTTTGGTAGAATCCAGTCTTTGGTTAATTTTCTTAGTGGTTCTTCTACGGTTTCTATATTGGCCCGTAGGATCCTTTCTATTCATTAACTGAACCTGATTCTTCTATTTCGTCTATGTCATCTAGCTCTTCCCCTTCAACCTCTTCCTCGAAGTCTTCTGTTTCGTATCCTGCTTCTAAACGGATTTCTTCGCCTGTAAAAGGTAGTGTGCCGCCTGACATATATTGCTTTTGGTTTGTCTCTGACATTTTAATAGCATTTTCTAGTTTTTCATTTGCAGATAAAGCCAATAGGTCTGACCAAATAATTTCATAATCGCTAACAGCTATAACGCCGTTCTTCATAAACCAATCTACAACTTTTGAAACAATTTCCGTTTGGAAGTCGTTTCTTCGGCTATTAATCCCCGAAAGGAATTGCTTACTGTCTTGATCCGACGCCAAACGCCCTGTTTGTTTACCAGAAATAATTGTTGCAGGGATTCTAGATGCTGCCGCAATATCACTTAGGGCAGAATTAAAAAAGCCTTCAGGATTAGTTAAATTGCTATCTAACACTTTTGGCTCTAAACCGGGTGTCCACAAAGATCGGTTGTTTCTGTTGCGAATAAATTCATTATATTTTTCATTAAATTTATCTAAAAGCGTTTCGTTGGCCTTAGCACTGGCGCCATCTACTAATTGGAAAATAATAGATTGGGCTGCGTTTTTGTAAAAGCCTTCACCGCCTGCCCCTATAATCTTACGTAAATCCATTAATGAATTGTAACAGGCTTCTAGAACCGAAACACCGTATATTCCCCCGTCGTCTGCACCTTCTGCAGCAATAATAATCCTATCGGGGTGGATGTTAAAGCTATTGGCCTCTTTATCGTTTTTATCACCTGCCCCACCGCTTGTGTACTGATACATTGTAGGTAAGCCGTAGTTTTCACTAGCGGGATTGGTGTCTGTTTCTAAAACTTTTAATTGCCCTTCATACATTGGCGTCATAGAAACTAATGCGCCCTGGCCGCTGCCTTTTGTTTGAATAGGTTGTTCTGGTTGTAGTCCATCCCTGAATCGCATAAACAAACCAGCATAGCGGCCAACCCTTTGTCTATTGTCTAAAGATTTTAGTCTCTGCCAAAGTTTAGTTCTTTTGCATAGTATTTCGAATTCAGCAGAAACACCTTCAACACGGGGATTATCTGTCCATCCTGTTATAACGGGAAGTTCTGCAATATTTTTAGCTATACCGAATCGCCGGTACATGTTCCAGGTGTTTTCAAAAGTAACTTTTTGCGGATAGCCATAATCTATAAAAACATTATGTAAAGTGTCCGCCTGATCATAGCCTCCTGAAACTGCACTAGCAAGCCTGGAACGAAGATCCTGAGTTTCTATTGAATTAGAAGCTAATTCTTGGGATAGCTTACTAACTTCTTGTTCTAAAACTTTGGGATCGGATTTATTTTTTCGCCATGGATTTATATTCATTAATTTTGTCCTAATGCCATTTCCAACAGTTCGCCGAGGTTTTCGCCCTCATTACTGAGCTCAGTTAGGGCGTATACTACCGCATCTATGCGGTTTGGAGAATCTTTTGTATTAAAAGGAACCCATTCCATCATTTCCGATTCCAAATCTTGGAGTTCATCTTTATGGGCTATTCGATTTTGTTCATATAATGCTACTATAGGTTCTGCCCTTAAAGCTTTACCTTTTTTAGCATGTACTTTAATCACTCTGCCTTTAAAGCCGTTAAGCCTTAAAACATTTTCAACTAAATCCCCGCCTTGGTTGGTTTCTACAATAACCGCATCGGCTTCATGCTTATCGTAAGCAAGAATAACCCGGTTTGCCCAGGTTTGTGTTGATTCTTTACAAGTATAGTCTGCTAAAACTTTAAAGTCTTCTCCATGTTTAGAAGCTGCAACTATACCTGTTTCGTCAGAGTTTTCGTTATTTGTTACTGCAGGATCTACCGCGATTATTGTTCTGTCCGGATCAGATGTTATTGTTTTCGATTGGGCAGACAGAATCATTTCGTAATCCCATAAAGCCCCTACCGTATCCAAAGTAAATTTACCAGACAAAAATCGGTCCCGTTGCTTTTGTGGTAGCCTTTCTAGCCGGGAAATGTAACTGGTAGGCAGGTTGTCTACGTTATCCCTTGGGTTCATTAAAAGGTAAGGCACTGCGTTAGCCAAGGGTTTTAGGCTTACTGGGTCACGGTTTTCAACAAAATAGAGATAAGTCCAATGCTTTTTTGTTGGCGGGTTAAAATCAAACCAGAATCTTAGGGTTAATGCAGAATTTTCCGCTAAACGTGTTTGTAACATAAGTATTGCATCATAAGAAACCTGACTGCACTCGTTTACATATATAGTACTGTACTCATTACCCAGGATCTTTTCAACTCTTTCTTTATCATCAATACCACCAAACCAAATTTCTGATCCATTGGGAAATATAACAAACCAATCGGATTTATTATATTTAACCTCTACATCAGGGAAGCATATAGACAGGACTTTTGGGAAAGTGTCGTACCAGATTGACGTTTTAACATGATTAAACCTAAATCTAGTAATTAAATGCCTAGATTTAGTTTTGCATGCCCTAATAATTATAGATCTAATAATTATAAAGGTTTTACCGGACCTACTTCCCCCAAAAAGACCACTTTCTTCATTGGAAGCTAATATCTGACTAGCTTCTTTTTGTTTTGGGGTACGTTTAAAGATCTGATTCATCTGCAGCAATGCTTATAGTTAAGTTGCCCTTTACATCTACATCGCTTTGAATTCTGTCGCCGTATTGTTTATGATTAAGTTTGCTCATAATCCATTTTCTTGTATTAACCCTAAGATTAGATCTTTGAATGTTTTCATTATTCGCCACAATTATAGATTCACCTGATTTTAGCTCTTTTTCCATAAAATCATTTCTTGAATCATCGGCTATTTCTAATAGTTCTTCGGCAAGGTAGTCCATCTGACGCCGCTTAGCTTCGCGAAACCGTTCCGCGATTTCTACGTCTGCACTAATCCAACGGGATACGGTGCTAACACTTGGGGGATCAAAAGGAGCAGATTCTAAAATCCTGCCCATACCTAACGAAGTTTCAGGAATGCGTTCAAGTAAAAAATCCATGACTTGCTTTTTGTCATGTTTTTTATTGTAATTTATTTCCGCCTTTTTACTCTTAGCCATATTTACACCTATTTTACAAATACAATCTTTTAACAATTATAAACTTAGTTGGCCATAATGTAAACAAGAGTTCTACGGTTTAAAGGTTACTAAATAGCCATTTACTAAAAACCCCTTGTGTAACCACCTAAGCTATTAAAATATATAGCTTTATTCCGTAAAGGTTACAAGGACACGGCATTTGCTCCTAAACCCTTTTTATACAGGGAGAGAGAGATAAACTTATAATTATATACATTTTAATTCTTCTATCATTACCAATTATACTATTGTAACTCTGTAACCTTTAATATTATAGTATATATAAATGTATATAAATTAACAACTTATAAGAGTTACAGTAAGAAGCTACAATATAGGTTACATTAAGCAAAGGTTACAAAGTTTTAACCTGCTTAATGCAACCGTAAATTTTAGTCTTTAGAAAGAACCTCTCTAATCTCTGCATTAGTCATTGGCTTCACTGTCCAAATTCTTCTGGATTTCCCCTCCCATTTAACTACTTTAGGATGCTGGGTATATCCTAATCTTTTATAAATGCCATTAATATGGTTAACTGCTAGCTTATTAATTATCATGTCCAGCTCATTTTCTATTGCAGTAGCCAAGCTATGGGAATCAAAAGCTTCTTTGCAATAACCATGTCCGCCTTGTTCTAATAGCATTTTGGCTTCGTTATAGCCTTGGTGGTTAGCATTTTCCGTATGGATTACAGTTCTTTTAGCCCAGGAATCCGGAGCGCCCCTTAAATTCCTAAACTCCTCACTTATTTCATGATCTTCTAACCACTTCCTAATATCCCCGGGTTCTTCTAGTAGGTCAAAAATACGATCAAAATAAGCAGTTTTGTCTTTAATCTCAGGTGCTTTAGCAAAAACTATCCACCATCTGCGATCTTCCTCATCGATAGGAATAGCGTCTTTAAAGTTAGTGGTTGCTAAATAATTAGTATGGTTCCTTATAGTATAAGGTCTAATGCCTTTGTCATTAATAGAAACTTTTCTATCA